TTATTTCTCTGAATTTCATCGCCACGAAAACTGGTGTTGCATTCAGTGAAGTAGTTGGGGCGTAAGGAGGACTAAATGGCAAACATTAACGACTTTAAAGCAGTACTCGCAGGAGGTGGTGCTCGTGCGAATCAGTTTCAAGTTACCATGCCTTTTCCAGGCTATGCAGCTCAAGGGGGAGAGACAAGGGTTATGTCTTTTCTTTGTCGATCAACTAATCTGCCTGGGCAGACATTAGGTGAAGTTGCAGTTCCTTTTCGTGGTCGCTCTCTGTATATTGCAGGAGACAGGACTTTCGAGACATGGACAACTACTATCATGAACGACACCGATTTCTTACTCCGTAACGCCATGGAGCGTTGGATGAATGGAATTAATGCTCTTTCGGATAATAGTGGTCTGGAAAATCCTTCCGATTACCAAGTTGATGCATTTGTAGATCAACTGGATCGTGCTGGATCAGTTATTAAATCCTATACCTTCAGAGGATTATTCCCATTGACAATAGCAAATATCGATTTGGGATACGATACCAATGATGCTGTAGAGGAATTTGAAGTAACATAGCGCTATCAGTTCTTTGAATCAAATACTACCAGTTAATAATCCGTATAAATATTTACTACGTGAATAAATACGGAGTATTATGGCACAGTTATTTGGTTTTCAAATTACTAGAGCTTCAAAGGACAAGGGAGAACAACTACCAAGTTTCGTTCTCCCTGAACCTGATGACGGAGCAACTACCTCTGCTGGATTCTACAGCGAATATCTAGACCTAGACGGAACGGCTAAGAACGAATATGAACTTATTCGTAGATATCGAAGTACGTCTGAGCATCCAGAATGTGATTTTGCAATTGAAGATATAGTAAATGAGGGTATATGTATGGAGTCTGGTCGAGATAGTATTAGTATTGTCACAGATGACCTACCATATTCAAACAAGATAAGAACAAGAGTTCGTCAGGAGTTTGAACACATTCTCCGCCTCCTAGATTTTAATAATAAAGCACACGACATTTTTAGAAGGTGGTATATTGACGGAAGAATACACTATCACAAAATTATAGATGAAACTGACGTTAAAAAAGGAATACAAGAATTACGATATATTGATGGCCTAAAAATTAAGAGAGTCAAGAAGATTGACAAGTCTATAAGTAAAAAAGGCACACCACACATGAAAGTAATTGAAGATTATTTTCATTATAACGATAAAGGAATGCATCAAGCACAAGGAAGCGGAGGATTCAAAATTACAAAAGACTCTGTAGCATTCTGTCCTTCAGGATTACATGATCCAAATCGGAACATGATCATATCCTATCTTCACAAAGCAATCAAACCAGTAAACCAACTCAGAATGATTGAGGATTCGGTAGTCATCTATCGTATCTCAAGAGCTCCTGAAAGAAGGATCTTCTACATTGATGTTGGTAATCTTCCAAAGATCAAAGCAGAACAGTATCTCAAAGATGTCATGAATCGATATCGAAACAAACTAGTTTACAATAGTCAAACTGGTGAGATTCGTGATGATAGACAGCAGATGAGTATGTTGGAAGACTTCTGGCTTCCTAGAAGAGAGGGTGGAAGAGGAACAGAGATTACAACTCTGCCTGGTGGACAAAACCTTGGAGAGATCGAAGACATTGTATATTTTCAGAGAAAACTTTACAGATCACTCAATATTCCTGTTTCAAGACTTGAAGCAGAGAATACGTTCAGTATGGGTCGAAGTGCTGAAATTACAAGAGATGAAGTCAAGTTTACAAAGTTCATTCAAAAACTTAGAACCAAATTCAATGTTCTCTTCAATGATATTCTCAAGACTCAGTTAATACTCAAAGGTGTTATCGCAGAAGAAGATTGGCCTTCAATCAGAGATAACATCACTTACAAGTATCTAAAAGATGGTCACTATGCGGAGATGAGAGACATGGATCTCCTACGTGACAGGTTAGATATACTAAATACAATAGAACCTTTTATTGGTGAATGGTTCTCAAAAGAATATGTCCAAAGACACGTTTTCCGAATGTCCGAAGAGGAAATGAAGAAAATGCAAAAACAAATTGAGGACGAACCACCACCAGCTGGAGAAGAGGAACCACCACCAGAGGGAGTTCCCCCAGAAGAAGAACCACCACCAGAGGAAGTTCCTCAAGGTGAGGAAGAAACTCAAATGATACAAAATGGAGATAGATTATGAGTATACCTAATATGATTGGAGCCTTAATGAATGATAATAAATTAGAGGCTGAAAGTGCATTTAAAAATGTTATTTCTCAAAAAGTTGGAAGTGCTTTAGATCTAAAGAGAGTACAAGTTGCAAACTCTTTGGTTCAACAGCACGTTTCTACAGACGATGTTGAGGTTGATGGTGAAGAAGTTTAGTGAGTTTCATCAATTTTTAGAAAAGGATGAACACAAAAAATCTGCCGAGTATAAAAAACTTACTCCCAAAATGAAGAAGGCAGTTGACGATGTGTTTTTTACTTTAGAATCCAATCCAAGTAATTTTATGGCTTCATTTGAGAAGACAGTCAAAAAAATTGCAAAAAAATATGGGGTTAAGGATTCGGATATAATGAGTTATTTCGACAAAGAAATGCTCTCAATTTAGGATAACAAATGGCTACAACAATCACAAACCGCATCGGTGTAAGTACAATCCAAGGTGATACTACTAATGATGCTATCTCTTTTGCCAATCTGAAACACGCAGATGAGGATACACCAGTTGCTGCTAAGATAGTTGAAATTTTTTGGCAAACAGCAGGAACAGTAACAATTGATAGAGGTGGTACTGCTATTCATGCGTTCACAGGAACAGGACACTGGAACTTAGGGGCTGCAGGAACTTGTCTACAAGGAACAAATACAAATGATATTGGAATTACTGTTGCTGGTGGTGATTCTTTTTTTGTTGTAATTGTTCGTAAAACATACTAAGAGGTAATATGAAATTAATCACAGAAATGTACGATGACTTTGAGATTCTTACTGAAGGTAAAGGTAAGGATATGAAAATCAAAGGGGTCTTTATGCAGGCTGAAACGAAGAATCGTAATGGTCGAGTATATCCTCTTGATGTTCTACAAAAAGAAGTTGCTCGGTACAATAAAGAATTAGTCGAATCAAAACGTGCATTCGGCGAACTAGGTCATCCAGAAGGACCAACTGTCAATCTGGATAGGGTTTCTCACATGATTGAGGAGCTTGTACCCGAAGGTAATAATATCATCGGGAAAGCAAAGATTCTTGACACACCAAATGGTAAGATCGTCAAGGAGTTGCTTAATGCAGGTGCAAAACTTGGAGTCTCTAGTAGAGGAATGGGAACACTTGAAAAAAGGGGTCAGACCAACTATGTCAAAGACGATTTCTATCTTGCAACAGCAGGAGATATCGTTGCTGATCCTTCAGCACCAAAGGCGTTTGTGGAAGGAATAATGGAAGGGAAGGAATGGATTTGGGACAATGGGATTCTTAAAGAGTCTGAAGTTGCTAAGATTCATCGTGTCGCTTCCGCAAATAAACAGGCCGAGGCCTTTGAAATGTTCCTTTCAAAACTCTAATTTTATAAATATAATTAACAAATTTACTCAGGAGACTTTATGTCTGATGAACTCAATAAAGAGATGGAAGATGTGGTTGAGGCAACAGCAAAACCTACAGGGGTAAGTGCTAAAGCACCAAGTGCTACCAAGACTACTGTAAAACCAAAACAAGAACCAGAGAATATGCAAAAAGCACCTACTACTGGTTCTAGTAATACACTTAAAGCAAAAGGAGATGCAAAGAGTGCTAAGACTCCAGCTGAACCTTATACATCCAAAATGGAGGAAACTGAAATGGAAGACCAAGTAGATCAAGTTGAAGAAACTGTCGAAGAGTCAGAGGAAGTAATTCAAGAGATGCCTAAACTCAAGTCAGATATGCTTGATGGTTTGGTTGCCCACATGAAGGGACTTAAAAAAGAAGAACTTGCCGCTCTGTATTCCAATACTCTGATGACCGAAGAGGACGAAGAAGAGGAAGAGGAAGAAGACGAAGACAAAGACAAAGAAGAAATGGAAGCAATGCATCATAAGAAGATGAAAAAAGAGTCTATTGATCAAGTAGTTGA